CACTCTCTTGTTTGGTTGCAGTAGATAAGAAATTGTTACGACTGTTTAAGTCTACACGGAACGCTAAGTTATGTCCAAACTGTGCAATCAAATCAAGTAGTGCGACGAATTCGCTACTCTCAACCCAATCGTTATAATTTTCTGGATAATTTGTTCTGATATATTCAACCATACCAGTTCGTATGGTATCGTAATCGTACGATTTTAAATCCGCCTGTACATATGATTCATATACAGTAGTATAATCCTCAGCCGCGAATAATTTTGCTTGTCTAATTTTTTGTGCCATTGTTAAAACTCTACTGTTTCACCAAATTCGTCATCGAATTTAAGTACAAGATCAGTTGGCGTAGTAGTAGGTAAGTATATTAATTTAACTAATACTGTAACAGTATGTTGATCGCGATTTACTATTGCTTGCTGTGATGCTAGTTCAAATCTAGGATCGTAGCTTACTACTTGATTAACATCATCGTTAATTAAGTCAAGTGTAGAATCGTCTAGTGGTTCAAATACATATAAAGGCAAGTCGCTACCAAACTCTGGGTTTGTCCACTTCTCACCTTTACGAATACCAAAGTGATTCTTTAGATCCTGCTTTGCCAGATCAATATCAGTTAGGTATTTTGCGCTTCTAAGTTGATCTACTGTTGTATATCCAATTATCTTGTCCATAAAGATATTTATCTAGAAAAATCAACGTTTTTTCTTTAAGTGTATTCAGGAAGCAAATTTATAGATAAAAGCTCTTCTGGCCAGTTAATGTAGTCCTGCCAAGCTGGATCTGGAATTGATAGCTTATAATTCCTTGCTGCATTGTTAATTTCATGCCAAGTTGGCTTGTGAGGTTTTGATAATGGATTAATCATACGTTTACCTTTAGCAACATTACATGGCATACATGCAGAGGTACTATTTTCCCAGGTTAACTTGCCGCCTCGTGATTTAGGTATAACATGATCTATAGTCAAATCGCCGTAATGGAATTTGTCTCCACAATACTGACATTGGAAGTTATCTCTAATATACAAGTTACGTCTTGTAAATTTTGCTTTGGTTGGATGCTTGTGATATGCATGTAGCATAACAATGCTTGGCTGTGGCATAGAAAAGTTTGCGCTACGTAAAAATTTATTTTCGTAGTTTGCAAGTACTTTGGCTTTTTGTTGGAATATTGCCTTTACTGCTGACTGCCAGCTAATGGTGCTCAAAGGCATGTAACTTAGTGGTTGAGCATCTGCATTTAATAATAAGACACTGGGCAAAACATGGTGTTCCTTCTTTTAGTTTAGCTATTTAACTTAACTAATTCTCTCATTCTAGACATAGTTAATTGTGGTAGGAACAATCCTGTTTCAGCATAGTATACCACTTCTGCTTGTTTTTTAGATACTGTTGTTGCAAAGCCGTCTGGATATTGTTGTCTAATATCCTGTATGCCTGCCTCTTTCATTAGACTTCTATCTTTGTAAATTCCATAGTCGCCTAGCATAATAATCTTAGCTTCTGCTTGGCGCCTTGCTCTGTTAGTACCACTATTAATTAGTGCAGTGGCAACATAATTCCATTCCTCTTGTTTGATATAATTACCAATTTGGAACTTCCTAACATCAGAGCCAACACTCGTGAAACTACCAGTAGTGTGGAATAAACTCACTAGTCCATCATACTGTGATTGTGTTAGTTTGTCAAGAGGGAATTGTCTTTTTAATTTTTTTTCACTATTTTTTACTTTAGAAATCCAATCACTATATGCTTGGCTTTCTGTTAATCCAGATATTGAATTTAAATTTTCACTAGTGCCGTATCCAATAAGAGTAGTAGTGGTTCCAGGAACCACATAACTGTATCCTCGCCACTGTGTTTGACGAAGCATAAAGTTTAATAATTCTTCACTAGCCTCTAAATTTTTTAATGGGATCTGATTGTTTACGTATTCTGAATTTTTTACTGTAAATAATTCAAATTCAACTAAGTCTTTATCGGTAAGTTTATTTGGTAAAGTAATGTCAGCCATTATGTAATATTTCCTTCACCTGTTTTAAATCTTTCTTGTACCGCAGTTACACCTTGCCAAGGATGATGTTCTGGAACACGACTAGCTGCACTCTCTAAGATATTTCTATTTGCTACTTGACTTTGCATTGTAATTTCAGTAGGTATAGTTGCTGTAGGACCATTCATGTCAATCCTACTTGCTGTCTCTTTGTGATGGTTACTTGTGATGTTTGATGTAAGTCCTTTTACTGACCATATATCTTTGGCTGTTTGGTGTATGCCGCCAACACTTGCTTCCATTTTTATACCTTCTGCACCTGTGCTTTTGATATTAACTCCTTGGTCTGCTTGCATGTTAATATTTTGTTTTGAGTGGAAGTTTATATCTTCTTCTGCATGTACACTTACATTTTTAGCACTATACATGTCAATATTTCCTTCACTGTCAATTTCAATATATGCACTGCCTGTGCTATTGGAAACAAAAATAAAATCATTAGTATCATCCATTAGTATCTGAGCTCCGCTCATAGTCTTGATTCTAATATTTTGACTTCCGCTACCATCAGCGGCGCCATCATCCATTGTTAATACATGTCCGCCTGCTGTAGTCATACCAAAAACTTTACTTGGAGATTCTCTCCTAGCTGTACTTTGACTGTGTCCACGTACAAGATCTCCTGCAAGTCCTTGTTGCTTTAACTTTGCATCATTAAAGCTATTCATAGGTCTAGTAGTTGAGTCCTGTCCGTCATTTGGGTTTTTTTCTAGTGTTGGACCAAAACTTGATTCTCCAGTATCTGGATCATATGCTTCAGTACTTGCATGTCCGCCCATCATGCTATTTCTGTCTTTGCTCATAAACGAGCCTAAATAAAAGCCTTCCTCTCGGCTACTACTAAATCCTACTAATACTTCTGTACCAACTGCTGGAGGTTGTGGCCACATACCGTAACTACTAGCGGTACCCGAATCAGTTTTATAATCATCTTCAACATTTGGTAAATTATTAATACCAGCCATTGGAGAAACTAATGATATCATACGTGTTGCTTTTGATGTTGGGTTTCCAAATTCTGGTATACGAACTTCAATTCTACCCATCATCGTACTATCATTATTTTTTACAACAACTGCTGGATACACTCCAGCAATGGTATTCACACCATCTCTACCGCCCTGCTGTACTCTGCCTGGCATGTTGTTTATGTTAGTGTTTCTATAACCGCTCATCCAATATTCTCCAGTTTGTTTTTAACAATACTTGGTGTTGTTCTTGTATCTTTATATCCTTTTAGGATTTGTGTAAATTGTCCTTGACTTTCAATATCTGTAATTCTATATACTCCGCTACTAACAAGATCCATATCTGCTTTGCCTGAATATCCAGCTTCATACATTTCTTCTTTACCTAGGTAATTAATGAAAACAATCATTGTATCTGCATCTGCATATTCAATTAGCAAGTCTTGATCTCCTGCTATAACTGCACCCGGCGCACCCATCCAAAATGGATCGCCAACTATTTCAAAACTAGCAGTCATAAAATCCATGTCTCTGCCAACAAGTGCCGCATCACGAACCGCATCCACTGTATCAACATTTCCATTTTTAATGTCTGACACTTGTTGTGCTGCACTACCTAAAGCAGCAAAGCCATAACTTGGTATTTGTATCGCCATGTCATCTTGATCAACTTTAATGTCGCTTAAAAATCTACCAACTCTAACTTGTCCGATAGGTCCACTATTAACAATATCTCTTGGTGCTGATGTATTATTACTTACTACTCCTGCACCAGGGTGAACAACTCCAGATGGTTCTGCATATGTATTAGCTAGTCCTGGATCTCTAACATTAAAGAAATATGTATCAAATGTCAAGTCAAAATTAACTAGCTGTGTGTTCTCTCCGCTGTATAGGTATCTATACACTTTGCTAATTGGCAAGTCATCAAATCTTCCATTTTGGAATGTTGGATTTGTGGCTTGTTGTCTGGCAATTTCCGGATCATTATTAATATTAGTATAAGTCCATTTAATCTCAACAATTAATTGTTCTGTTGCTTGTCTATTATTTGTTGCTGGGTCTACACCATCACCAACTACTGTGTTTGTGTCAACATGTATATATGGAACTCTGTATCCTTGTTCACGATGCTCTGCTGCAAAACGTGCAAACTCAGGAACGTTAGCTGTTATTAATCTTTCCAAAAATACTTTCATATTTGTATTATTACCAACAGTACCATCTCTTAGATTTGGATCTTCATTACTTGCACTGAGCATTGCAGCCATAGCTTGATCTTCAGTACTACTGAATGCGGCTTTGGGTAAATTAAACTCTTGTCCTGTTGCACTTGGCGCAAATATAATTTCCCATTGCTTAATAGGTTGAGCAGTGGCATTTGGTGGGATATCTGCAGGATCTCTACCACCATTCCTAATATCGTTTTCATGTTCATTTAATGCTGTCTGTAATGAGGATGCTAAACTCTCTACATTACCAACATCTGTATACTTAATATCAGTTACAACTGTAACATTAGCTTCTGCACTTTGTTTTGTATTGAAAGCCACAATATTATATCTACTACCGCTAGCATCAACATTGCCTTTCATTTCTCGTATTGTACAAGGATAGAAAAAACTCTTTCCTGGCCATTTTACTTCTACACCAGTGTCAGGATCTCTTCCTAAAAATTCCAATTTAAGAACAAATAATGCACTTTGCAATCCCATTTGTCCATAAAAATTTGGTTGTAGTTTTACTAACCGATCCATAAATGTAAATCCATATGGCTCATACAAGTCAAATTGGAATGTTCCAACTGCACCTGTACCACCAACAAGTTTACTCAGCATTAACATATTTTCAATAGCAAAGGCAGTCTCAACACCGCTTTCAGCTATTACAACTGCATCACCTTGTCTAGTTACACTGTCGTCATTTTCTAATACTGTTGGTTGATTCCAAATATTTGACTTAACAAGATAAAATGTCCATTTGTATGTTGTTAGATCATTTTGAGTCATCCAATTTTCAACTACTACATCTGAATATGAACGCTCAACAGGATCAGGTCCTTCCACGATTGCGTCTTCGGCACCTGCATTAAATTGATCGGTAAATTCGTCTGCTAAATCAGGATCCTCTGCTCCAATGGTTTCTTCAACCTCATCGTCTGCATCTCCTGCACCAGCATTTTGTTCATCCCATGCCGCTTGCTCTGCGGCAAGTCTGTCTTGTATTTGTTTCTTTTCTGCTTCTAATATTGCTACTGATGATGCTGCACCTTGAAAGTTATAAGGATCGCCTTCTTCGTCTCCAGTTGGTCTACCAAAGTCTAAATCATCTACTCCTGCAACTTTAGCAGTGCCATCTGGATTATGTGTTGCTCCGAACTCTTCATCAAAAGCTGCTTGGTCTGCTGCTAATTCTCTTTGTGCATTTTGATAAATCAAATTGTTTTCTATTGCTTCATCAATTTGTGCTATTCTTTCTCTGTCACCATCTGACATTTCTGGTCTAGGAGAAGTTGGTACTCGTTGTGCGTTTGCTTGTGCAATCGCTTCTGCTGACGTAACTGTTCCGTTTTGCATCCCAATACCAACAGCGTGGCTATCTTCAAAATAACTTTGCGCTCTAGCCCCACCTTCTTTTTGAGTCATATAGTCCATCATTTTAGCTTGTAATTCTGGATTTCTAGATAAGTCAACTGGTTGATTAACACCAACGCCCATCGCATCTGCTACTTCTTGTGCATAACGCCCTGTGTCATTTTCGTTAGGAGGTGCCCAGCGATGAATAATTTTATTAACTGTGTTTGCATCAGTACCATCGCCTTGGTAATTTTGTAATAACCTAGCCATAGCTCTTGAGCCGTTTTCTGGTGTATCAAAGACAGCAAAGCCGCCAGAGTCTACGCCAGTTTGTCCTTGCCATGTAAAGTTAGGATTATTTCTGATGTTTCCTGGATTATTATTTCTTACGCTCCTTGGAGCCTGTCGTCGTCTGTCGCCTTGTGCCATTTTATGAGAACCTTGTTGGTACTATGATAGTTTTTCCGGCAGTAAAATCTACAATAGGATCGTTCAGAGAATCTGGATTGAACTCTGCAAATACCCACCATAGTTTGGCGTTTCCATAAAGTTCATGTGCTAATATATCTGGGCGCCTATCTTGTTTAGCTGTAATTTTTAATGAGCGAGTTGGAAAAGATGCAACATTATCAATAATTGGATCCATGATATCCAAATATTTACTGTTAACAACCTTTGTATTCCTATACATGCTATCTGATCTAAATTTCATTACATAAATCCTCCAGCTCTGCCACTTCTATAATCTTGTATGTTGAAGTTTTTTCTAACTTTTGTCGGTGCGTATTGTGGAATTAAACTAATTGCAACCATCATTTGTGTTGGTATAGTTTGTGGTCCTGCGGCAGTCTCAACAGTAACATAATCAAAATCATCTGGCAATGTATAGTTAAATGAACGCAAAACAACAGGAACGTTTTGCGCTGTTGCACTACCATATGTGCTAAAGAGAAGTACTGGAGGCGGTGTGCCTGCTGTAGTGGCTCTGGATGCTTCTCCAAAATCACCTTTTGTTACCGCTTTAAAAAAATGTAAGCATGCTACTGTGTGTTCTGCTTCTGTTATATCCTGAGCAGTAAATGTACATGTCATATCTATCTGTGGGTTAGGAGTATTTACATAAAAATTTGGCTGGTAAATTCCGTGTGTGATATCATATTGTCCAAAGTTTGCCGAGTGTCCAATGTTAATCACAGGTGTATAAGGGAACACAACTCCTCGATCTAAATTGAGAGGAGATAATATTCCATCATAGTTGAAACTTGAACCTTTTGTTCTTAACGTGGTTCTTTGGCTTGTGTTAATACCACCGCTCATTTATTCCTGTCCCCCATTGCCTAGTGCTTGATCCAATAGCTGTACTGCTTTTGGTGCACCATTGCCGTACATTAATTGTGCAGCTTTTAATTTTTCTTCTTCACCCATGTTAGGCCATGCGGCTCTTAGTTCACTTGCGCTTTTTATACTCATGCCACCAAAGTTAAAGTTGATAGTTGGACCGTATGCCATATAACCCATCTCGTCTGATGTTCGTGTATTTTTTCCTGTGTAAGTGCGTAAGTAGCCTGGCTCACCATTCTTTTTAGTTTGGTCTGGCATAGGCGCTTCGCCCTTGTCTTTCACACTGCGTACAAATACTAGTGCAGTATTACTATCTAAAATATCTGCATAAGAACGCATGTTGAATGGTGATTTGACTTGTATAAATCTTTCAGCTGGAACGCCTGCCATTGATGCTAATTGCTTTTTAATATCAAAAGGGAATGGTCTCGTACTAACGTCTGATGTTGCCGCAACATATACGTTGCTTTGCCCAAACGTTTTAGACGCCCAATCATATAGACTCTTATGCCCAGGATGAAACGGATGAAATCCACCTGGCATAATTGCTATAACTCGATTTGCTTTTGCTTCTGTTAATATTACTTCATCAATACGCATGACTTTTCTCCTATAGGTATTTAGCCTGGAAAAATACCGGTTGACACGTTAACAAAATAGTGTTAGATTAAGTTTAATCAGAGGACTAATCTATGGCAAGAAATCACTATCTATCTAATAAAGAGTTATTAAAAGAGATACACAACAGCAAAATGAGCTATTGTTATGTAATGGACGACAAATATCACTACTTCGACCTAATTTTGGAAGAGGATCAGGAGATAACTGACGAGCATATTGCAGAGGCAAAGCAAAATCGTGCATCTAGAATGCAAAAATTAGCACATGAAGAACAGGTTAAAAAATGGGAACGTGGAGAACTTGAGCGTAAAACCAAACCTAGAGGTGCTGATTTTGTTGTTGATCCCGCAACAATACTTGATGAAGAAATTGTAATTAGGATTATGACATTTGATCATGTTCCAGAAGAGCAAAGAAAAACTAATCCAAAGACAGAAGCAGACAGACATGCTAAGTGCAACTTTCCTCCCTTTAAGCATATTGCTAAAGTAAAGGACGAATGGAAAGAAGTAGCACGTAGTCATTGGGAAGGTGGACTTGGTAACGGACATTTTAGTGTATCACATGGTACTACAAATGATCGTTTGGCAAGAATGTATATGATGTTATGCCATAGGTATAGCATGAAAAGTAACTGGCGAGGTTACACATATGTAGATGAAATGCGTGGACAAGCATTGTTACAATTAACACAAATTGGTTTACAATTTAACGAAGTTAAGTCGCAAAATCCATTTGCATATTATACTGCCGCTATAAACAACAGCTTTACTAGAGTTCTCAATCTAGAAAAAAGAGGACAGAACATTAGAGATGATTTGTTGGAAGAAGGCGGATTAAACCCTAGCTTTACCCGTACATTTAATGCTGAATGGGAAGAGCGTTTAAAATCTGAAAAACCCCCTGAAACTGAAGAAGATACCAAGGACACATAGTTAAAACATGTTATTTGATGAAGCAGTAATCTTTACCGATATTCATTTCGGTATGAAAAATAACTCACGAATTCACAACATTGATTGTGAAGAATTTATCATTTGGATGATAGAAGAAGCAAAGAAAAGAAACATTAAAAAATGTCTCTTTTTAGGTGATTGG